GACGCTTGAACTGTGGAGAGTTTCATTGAACCGGAAATGTCTAACCATAGGGATACATAAGAACCTGGTGGTTGACTTCCTAGATTACAAATAGCAAACCAATCAGATCTATTTGCAACACTACCATTATCTCTATTAACTGTAACTGTATGAGTTAAAGAGTCGCTAATATAATTTGATGGTCTTAATAAATCAGGAAAAGATCTACCTGGTTGTAGCAACCAAAATTCTCTACCATTACCACCATTGTTGGGATAATCTGCTCTAAATCTATTCCAATCATGCTGAATAACTGCAGCACTATTAGGATAACTACTTGGATATCCTGCTTCTGGATTATTATTATAGTTATTTCTTGCCTGGTTACCTATCGATTCATCAATAACTGATATACATTGAGTTCTTGGGATTACCATATCTAAACCTCAAATTTTAATAATGTATGTAACAATAATAAAAGGAGTTACTACTTCATTCAATGCATTAATGTTTTCAACAGATACGTTAAGTGTTGTATTTACATTATCTGCAGGGATTGGGAAAGCTTGATGAGAATATGCGAAATTAGATGTATATGAAATTGGTTTACCAATTTTATGAGTATGCCCGGAAAGTGCAGTTGTGTTTTGACTACTCACTTCGAGTTCATTACCAGATCCACTATTTGCAATCGATTGACCATTATCTTTACCATCTCCACCGGTTTGATGGTTTGTTGTATAGTTTAAAACATTTGTATTAGCTTCATGAGCATGACCTTGAAAATTTTCAATGTCTAATAATGTACTAGATGAAGTAGTATCAAAAGAATATTTTGGATTAGATTTCATAGCATAAGTATTCAAAACCGGTTCCCCTACAAAATTACCAATGAAGTCACATGTCAATTGAGTTCCTTCGTTACAAAAAACTTCTACAGAAGGACCAACTCTAGTCTCATCAGTATCTCCAACAAGTGTATTTAAATAGTCACCAGTTGATCTATTAGGTGTAATAACTTTGGATCCCAAATCGGGTAATTGAAATTGACCTAAATCTCCAGTTTCTTCATCTGGTTCTCTTAGTACCACATTATCTTTTTTAAACTTACAATTAGTCCCAACACCAAGAACTTTGGATAATGCATAAAAATCTGAAGCATTTTTAATGCTACCATCACATTTCAAAAATCCTCCAGGTATAACATCAATAAAATCTGAAGAATTTGGATCATTAATGCCCCCAATTAACGGAGTAGCATGAACCTGAATGGATCCGATATATCCCCCAAATTTTGCTCTTACTTGTGAATAATTATTGTTTGACATTTTAATATGCTCTGATTACGTAAACACAAGTCATTCCAGGTTGAGTAGTATTGAAATTAATTTGGAATACTCCAACATTTCGTGCATTATCTAAACTTAAATTATCATTGGGTGCAGTAACATACACATTTAATGTATTTAATGGTCTCAAACCTGATAATTCAAAGTTAACATCAAATTCATCATGGGTATGTGATTGAATTACATCTTGTGTACCACCAGATTGTACTGTGCGGGTGAAATCCCAACCAGGATTACTATTTAAAGTATCGTAAGATTTGAATGCAGTTGGATTTGATAATGCAGGTATATTACCAGCATATTCTACCAAATCTGGATAAAAACTAGTTTGTCCGGTAGGTAGATCTAGACTATTTCCTCCTTGTCCATATGCCACCGCTCTTGCTTCTCCAGGACCAGCATTAAATCCGAAAATACCACCAGATAATGCATTACCATCATAAGTACCACTAGTTCCAGGAAAACTTCGCACATTTTGTGGTTGAGTAAGATCTGCTTTAATAGGATTCCACTCAACATATTTTGGAGTCCAGTTAACAGGAGGATTTTCAGCAAAGACTCCTGCTACTGTTCTTCCTGCTTGTCCACCACCAAATCCAGATTCACCTCGGTCATAATCACCACCCATTTCATATTCTACAATAAAACGATTGTCATCAGTAATAAAAATATCGTCATCACTTTGCTCAACTTGAGCATTAAAAGTATAGTTTATATTTCCCCAAGGAACAACACCTTCTCCTGGTTGAGTAGTGGGAGTTGCTTTAATTGTTTCAATATTACCACTATGACTATGAGTTTTAACATGCCCTCTACCTAATTTTCTAGGTCCAAAATATACTATTTTAGAACCAGTACCAGAACCTGCAATAATAGTGTTTCCTGATAATTTTCCAGTATAAAAGTAACTAAGGGTTCCACTATCACCACCTGATGTAAATGTTCTCTCATTCAACTCAAATATTACATCAGTAGCAACATCATTAAAAGAAGTAGGTACACCTACATCACTATTCACTCCAATATAAGGCACAACTTCTGCTATCGCATCAGCCTGTTGATCAAATGCTCGTCCGGTAGGAGTTGCAGGACCATAATAATCAATTTCTTGATCAACTAAAGGTCTATTAATTAATGCCGGAAGTACAACTTCTCCTTGATAATTTGGAAATTGTCCTTGAAATGTAGATATTGATCCTTGTTCTACTGCATTAATAGTAACACTAATATCAGTACCATTACCAGAATTTCCACTTGGAATAGTTAATGTATCTCCTACTTGATAATTAATTCCTTGCTGTAGTAAAGCAACAGTAACTAAATCACCCAAACCATTGGGTGCTCCACCTCCATTTGTTCCCTGATCACCAACTACAATAGAAAATGTAGCACCGGCACCACTACCATCGTCTGGAGAAGAAGTATATGTTCCCGGAGTTCTACCAGTTTCAATTGATGCGCCAGAAGAAAAAGTATCGATTAACCCTTCAGTAACTGCTGTAGAAAGATTATATGTATCCCCAATTGCTCTTGCTAATAGAGGAAAATCGGCAGCTGATATTTGTGATCCATCACATGGAATCCACCCATCGGGGATATCGGATGTACCCCCGGTCCATGGCATAATTGTTCCTATAGCAGCTGCCTTGGCAGTTTTAATTTCTTGATAGAATGACATCTGTTATACGTCCATTAGATACCAACCCTCTCGGTTTGGATTAACTCCGGGTCCTCCATCTACATCAGCAGTTCCTGCATAAACTAAACCGAATGATGCATTAGGTGTTTGAACAATTAGTTCGCCGCCGTTATGAGTTAGAGAGAAGTTTTCCCCTAGTGTGTTTCCTGTTACGACTGTTCCCGTGTTGCTAACTGATCCTTGAATCCTTATAAGATTAGGAGCACGAACAACCAAAGACTTATCGTAAGATAGAACACCACTTATATCTATAACACGAATCATATCACCCATTTGAGCACTTTCAGGAAGTTTCAATAGTGATGTACCAGAAACATCAACGAAACAATTAACATTTGCTTCGGCGTTAATAATACTTGTGTTATAAGATTTCCACTTAGTACCACCAGTATTTGAGAAGTAGTTGGTGATTTTAGCAATATTAACCGAACCATCATCATCAACTGCAAAGATTTCAACACCATTCTGATTAACAACTAAATCACCACCATTGACTGTTAGGTCACCAGCAATTTGAACAGGACCACCGAATTTAGATAGTCCATCACCTTCAGCAGATAGAGAACCATAAACTGTAAGATCGCCACCATCAAGTAATGTCAGACGTGGAGTAGTTCCATCAACTGCAAGGATGTTAAGGTTGCCCCCGTTCATCGTTACATTGCCGTTAGCAGTATCAATTTCAAATGTAGTTCTTAAAGGAGTAACAATTGTTACGCCATCATCAGCAAAAGAAGGACCACCATTAGTAATAGTGAAGAACTCTTGATTGACAACTGTAGAACCATTAATTGTTAATGTATTTTCAGTTGTTAATGTTCCAGCAATATCTGTATTACCATTCTGTCCATTAATTGTAAACTGAGTGAATCCAAGTCCTATGCCTACATTGCCAGCAATAGTAGTGTCGCCAGTAGTAGAATTAACTCTAAAGTTTTCTACAGCAGGTGATCCACCATCATTAACAATTAGTGCCTGAACATCGGTGCTAATAACATCAGCAATACCAACAATTTCAGATCCGTCAATTCTCAAAAGATCCTGAGTAGTAAGAACTCCACCAAATTCAGCAACACCAATTCTTACATTAGCATTAGTTCCATCAATACCAGATTTTGGTTCATCCAAGATACCATCAGGAGTATTAGGATCACTAGGTGAACCAACGTCCTTACCAGTGATAAAGGATGCATTAGGTTGCTTATCGAGTTTAGCAATAACACAACCATCAGGGTGATCTGTCCAACCTTGACGTTGACCAGCAACTTGAGTTGCAGGATCTCCAGTACCTTCTTGAGCTCTTGTAACAGAGATTCTAAATCCTTGAGATGAAGTTGGATCACTTACATTATCAAGACCAACAACACGCATGATCTCGGACTTTGATTGATCTCTCAATCCAAGAACAGATCCACCACCAGTAACAATAATCGAATCAGGTGACGCAGCATTGCCACGATCCAGAAGGATTAGATCACCAATACTAAAATCGGTTATAGATGGTGTAGTGATAGGTAAGATATAAACATCGCTAGAATCAGTGACTCCATTGATATCTAAAGTAATATTTGGAGCACCACCACCACCAACTAAAGAGTCGGAGATAATTAATGTTTGGTTATCAGCATAACCATTACCAGTGGAAACAATCTCAACTGTTACTGTACCATCAAATGCTACATTAACATCAAATGCTGCTCCACTACCACTACCACCTGTAGCAAATCTGAATGTATATGTTCCAGAAACACGTAAACCTGATGGATCTGGTGCTTGTAAGTTATCGAAGTCGGAAATTCTTCCGCCTCCTGCAAGATCTTGAGTTCCACCCCATAGTCTTACACCTTCAGTATCAATTACTTTACCAGTAGTAGAGTATTTGTAGAAGTCAAGGTTAGGAGTATCAAGACTACCTAAGTTGTGAAGATTTAAAGGAGTAGAGAATCTTTCTCTTACAATTTCAATAATACCTGCGGTTGTGCCACCATCAAGGATAATGCTGGAATCAACTGTTGCAGATGCCTGGACTTTCAGGGAGTTTCTAATTGTGGTATTACCACCAAGAGAACCAATAGTAATGTTGTTTGATTTAGTAAATGCTTCAATGGTTTGGTTTCTATCATCATCAAATACTCTAACCAAACTTGTTTGAGAGAAGATTCTCGTTTGTCCAGTACCAGCAGAAACTTTATTACCAATCTCTAATGTCCCTGAAGCAATTGTTTGAGCAGAACCTAAAATAACCTTAGAATCTAGGTTCGCCCATGCTCCACCAATAGCTACTTGTGATACATTAGCAGCATCATCAGCAACTGAAGCAATGTCTACAAATGCATTAGTAGATTGAGGATGGATACTTAATACAGATCTTGCACAATTTGTACCGATTCTTATCGTAGAGAAATTAGCAGAACTACCAATCGAAATAGTTTGGTCGTTAACTGTATTGTCAAACATGTTGACAAGTTGAGCATCACCTGCCACATTTAAAATTGTAGCATTATTATTGATGAGATTAAATGTCTGAGAAGTGGTATTAATATCACCACCATCTACACTAATGTCATCTTCAATTTTAAAGTTGCCAGAAATTCTACCATCACCAATAACCACAAGGTTACGATCAAGTTCATCTTCTGCTAGTAGTCCCAGAGTTGTATTAACACCGAGTCTACCACCATTTCTATATGTTGTAGTAGGATTAGTAGTATTATCAGTTGTGGCAACACGTAATGTTGCGCGTTCATCGATATCATTACTATCTCCACCAACTAAGAGCGCATTGTCTTGACCAATAAATCCTTGAGTTTGAAGTGAAACACCAGATAGACCTTCTCTTTGATCTGAATTGAGGTTAAAGAGATCGTAACGATTTTGGGTTAGAATGCCACCGGACGTATAGGTAGCAAGAGTTTTACCACTAATGAATGCTGTACCAACAATATCCAAGTTTGCTCTTGGTGTTGTGAAATCATCGACATTGCCAGTTAAAGCAGCACTATGTGCTGCTCTTGCAATAGTATTAATACCTAAACGATAATCTCCTCTTTCTGCAGAATAAGTTCTTAGTGCTTCAGCACCAAGTACACCCCATTCTTTCCAATTCTTAACAGAAACTAAAATGTCTCCGTTTGTCCAATCAGCAGAAGTATAAGTTGTACCAGCAGTAATTGCAGTTGAAATCTGGAATTGTACTGTAACACCAGATTCAGTCCAACTGCTAGAAACTACATTCCAAGTACCATTAAATACAGGATTAGAGAAGTTAATGATTCTAATATTAGAATCTGCTAGAACGTTTTGATTCAGGTTTGTAAATGTTGCACCCCAATTAATAGTGATGGTATTTGTACCATCAGCAGTCATTGTAAAGATGCTTGCAGCAACAGAATCAAATCTATTAGTTAAGATCCATCCAAGAGAACCAGATTCACCAACAGAATCTCCTTTATAAAGGATATCACCAGCTTCTGGAGCATTACCACCATAAGTTACATTTTGAGAGGCATAGAAAGTATCTGCTTTTTGCCAAGGAACAATATTAGAAGGTTGTCCAGCAGCAAAGTGTGTTCTAAATGTGTATGACTGACCATACTGACCATCAGGTTTTGGACGCGCATTAAGAATAAAGACTGCAGATCTAATCTTATTACGTGCGATAAGAATATCGCCTTCAGATTGCTGTCTCCAAGAACCATTGAATAGTGTGGGATCATCTCCAGCAGCGATGTTAGAGATAACTCTTAATGCATCACCTTCAGAAGCTTCAACATTAATTTCAACTGGTCCGTTAAGTGAAGATTTACCTGCAACTACGATTGTAGAATTAAACGTTACAGGAGAATCGAACGTCGTAACAAGGGTGCCGATATCCTCATCATCATCCTCAGAATCAATTAGACCTGCAGATTCCAGGAATGTTTCTTCACCAGTAATAGCATTAACTTTCTTATTACCAATATACAGGTCACCATTGCTGTTCAGACCCGTGTAGAAGACGATACCGCCATTCTCACGTTTTGCTTGAGCATAGAAGTCTTGAATGTCAGATAGAACAACTTCCTGACGAAGTGGGAAACCAGTTGAGTAGTTACCAGGACCAAATCCAAGATACTCAAATG